CAAGTGAAAAGTCTTGATGAACATTACCCTTAACAGGGGTGTCCCCTTGACTGTATCAGAAAAGAAGTACTGACAGAAGTTCACTACCTTTATCAGATAGTGACGGGAGCCGAAATCTCTTCAAATCCACATCTCAAGACCTTAGTCTAGCCACTCGTAGCACATCGGGGATCATTGTTAGTGATCTTCCTGCTTGCACGATAATGTCTGCACTAAGTCCTGTGATTTCAACACCATTCATAAAGAGCCGCTTAGCGAACTCTGAACGGTGGTGTTGACCGTCAGATACTACAGACTTTGTCAGGTTGATGGAAACACCAATCCTTTCAAGAGTCTGTTGGTACCTTAAGGCAACTTTAGAATTGTGGATGACAACGTCATCACCGAGAACTGAGTAATCCTTAAAGGTCGCAAAACCTTCTTGGAAACCGCAGAACTCGATTATGGCGTGATGAGTTAAGGCGAAGGCAGCTCACGAGGAGTAAAATCCAAGTGGTTGACCGACAGCCCACCTCACTTTGTCATTCCCAAGTCTAAAGTCTCTATTGACCATAACTCCTACTCAGTCAAATGACGCGGCTTCTCCAATGATCTCCGAGATTAATCATCTTTGGATTTCAATTGGGAAACGGTCAGTTGCGCTGGAGAGGTCGTAACTTCTGGACTGTTCATTAGTCATCTTTGCTACTCTCGTAGCTTGGATTTCTTGTGAATACGTTCCATCAGTTACCATCTTCTTAAGCTTCTGCATAATGATATCATGCAGAGGGCGTAGTAGTAGTTGTGATCAGTAGTCACCTATAGCGACCATACGAGTCTTCCCGGCACCCTCAGAAATGAGGGCGATCCGTGAATGCAAGTATGAATCGCTTGGAGTTGTGAGTTTTCCAACTTTTCTAAGCCATGGCATGACCCAAGGCGCAGTTACGCGACCAAGGGACTCCATGTGCTGAAGAAGTTGGGGATCTCGCAGGATGGCTATTGAGTCATAATGACTTGTTAATATAGAGGGACCGTTGGGTCCTCTTACTAACCTGCCAAATGGCCTCTCTAGCTTATCCAAACGGATAGTTCCGAATGTCAATTTGATTCAAGATTTGACTCACTTCCGAAAGGAAGCTGATCATTCTTGATCTAATACCGGTCCTGGGTTTGTAATAACCTTTGGATCAAAGTTAGGCTTCAGATGTAGAATCTCAACAACTCTACAGACTGTAAGTGCTAACCTGATCTCTTCAGGAGAACTGGTAAGGAATTGTAACAACGGTCGCAAAACCCTTGGTACACCTCTCTTATCAGACTTTCTGAAGGGAACCGGTGTGAAGTCCTCTTTAAGAGATATCTTCTTAGCAATAAGAAGGTACTCCTTAAAGAGCTTTACTGCGTTCGCCTTTCCTTCTTTCTCAACTGTAAACAGTAGGGAATCGAGGTAGGACTTCGCCGCAGCGTTGAATACGTCTAATTTAGATTGATCCTTCATGATGCAAGCAGCTAAAGCTTGTATAGTGGTGTATCATCTTGATGTCGTGTTTTTCATTGTGGTGTTGTGCTCTCCCGTTTTCACGGTGCCGCCATAAATGTAACAACATTTAGACGGGGGATTTAA